GATGCGCCTGCGGCGGGACATCGATCTGACGCACGAGAGTCTGCGTGTGGCTTGCTTGGTGACACCCACCAATGCGTTCGGTAACGTCACGGCCTCGCAGCAGATTGCGCTGAACACCGATGCGACCAAGACCCGCAAGGAAATCTTCGACAAGATCACCGTGCCGATGGAAACTGCGCTGGATGGGATTCCGTTCAGTGGGCTTCATGCCTATTGCTCCGATACCTTCTGGAGCAAGTTGATCGAGAACGCGGCGGTCAAGGCCACTTTGCTCAACTACGCGATGGCCCAAGACCTGCGCAATGATCCTCGCGAGATGGTCAACTTCGGCGGCGTGACTTGGGAACGTTATCGAGGTACCGGCACCGTCGTTATTCCGACCGGAACCGCCCGCATTGTTCCCGAAGGCGTCCCCAATATGTGGATTCAAGCCTTCGCTCCAGCCGACACCCTGGATACCGTTGGCGCAGGCATGATGGGGACTCCGTATTATCCGCAAGCGATTGCGAGTGCCGACAACCGCCGCTGGTATCTGGAAATCCAGACCAACTGCGTGATGGTCTGCACCCGGCCTTCGGCTGTGCTGATTATTGCTACCGATTGATGACCGGGCGACCTTCGGTATGAGCTACTGCACCTACAACGATCTGCTGAACGCCTTTGGCGAGAACGAGATCGTTCAGTTGAGTGACCGGGATCGGGATGGATTGCCCGATGATGGGGTGATTGAAGAGGCGATTCAATTCGCCGATTCGCACATCGACGGTTACTTGCGGGAGCAGTATCCCGTGCCGCTGGCGAATCCGCCGCGCAATCTCGTGGGCATGGCCTGTGATTTTGCGCGGTATCGGTTGTATCAGGATCAGCCCACCGAGTTGGTGCAGGATCGGTACAACGTCGGTTGTTTCTGGTTGAAGGATGTCGCCCGTGGCTTGGTGCAACTCGACACAACAGCGACAGCACATGCGGCAATCGCTTACACGACACCGGCAACAGTCTTCACACGGTTGGTCTGGTGATGGTTCCTTACGAACTGGAGAGCCTGATCGAAGCCCGGCTAAAGTCCTTGATGGACGATACGTGGCTGATCTTGCGGGCGGCGAGCATTCAAGGGATGCCGCGTCAGTACAACCACTCGATCTATGTGATTCCGCAAGAGTTGGAGATTGCTGAGCAACGGCGGAATCAAGTCGCCTTGATGGAGACCGTGACCGTTGTTACCGTGGTTCGGAATGCCGGATCGCAACTCAGTGGTATCGATTCTCGGTTTGAAGCGGGGCCGATGTTGACCGCGATTGTGGAATCGTTGTTGGGATGGACGCCGGGTGAAGGCTACGAAGCGTTGCAAATGGCTTCCGCACCCAATCCTGACTTTGATGCAGGCTTTGGGTTTTATCCCCTCGCCTTTCGTACTCGTTATATTCTTTCTGGAGGCTCTCAATGAGCGGTTTAATTTGTGCAGGCAATGTGTTTATTGATCGGATTGTCAATGGCGTTCGCACGGGCGAGCATGGCCCGATCAATGCAACTTCGTTCAGTGTCAATCCCGGTTCTGCCGAGAAGATTGACCGGATCTCGTACATGCGGGATTCCTTTGGTCAGGCGCTCGACTCCGTGGTGTTTCCGGGCGTCTCGACGCTGACCATCGAAACCGATGAAGCTGATCCAGAGGTGTTGGAATACGCTTTGTTGGGTACGTTGTCGGATTTGTCGGCGGCGTCCGGTTCGGTGTTGGTGGGTGCGCCGGAAGTGGTTGTTGCGACACTGGATCGGTGGGTGAAGATCAGTCGCCGGGGTCTGTCCTCGGTCGTGGTGAAGAACGCTGCCGATACTGTCACCTACACCCTGGATACCGATGGCACCGGCGATTACAAGATCGATACCACTAGTGGCATGATCAAGGCGTTGTCCACCGGCGATATTACCGACGGTCAGAGCTTGAATGTGTCGTATGCCTATGCGGCGCTGAGTGGCAAGCAGATTCTCGCGGCCACTACCACGGAAATTCGTGCGTTTGTACGGATGGAAGGCAAGAATCTGGCGAACCAGAAGAAGGTCTCCATCGTGTGTCCGCTGGCGGTTCTGACTCCGAGTGGCGAGTTGGATGTGGCCGGTAAAGAGTTCATTACCTTCGGTCTGTCCGGTACGCTCGTGACGGATTCTGATAACGGCTATACCAGTCCGTTTATCTATCAGGAAATCAATTAGTCACTGATAGGTAAATAGATACATCTCCGGGAGTGTGCAATGCACTCTCGGAGTAAAGGTGTTCAACGTCAGGAGTCAGTATGCCTAACATCACTTTAGACTCTATCGTGTTGGATGCCGATTTAGTCTGGTCTGATGAATTCTCGTGGAATCCTATCGAACGCTCGGCGGAACACTCGCTCACCGGCGCATTAATCACGAACGAACAAGCCAAGCTCGCCGGTCGTCCGATTACTCTGGAAGCGAAGTCCGAGTCGCGGGGCTTGATTTGGATGTCGCGCACCACGATTGAGGCGTTATACACCAAGTCACAAACCTTGAATACCACGATGGTACTCACTTTGTCGGATGCACGAACGTTCAATGTGCGCTTTCGTGACGATGGCTTTGAAGCCACGCCGGTGTATCACGTCATGCCGCATGTCAGCGGTGATCCGTATTATCTCGTCCTGAAACTGCAAACGGTCTAATTATGGCTTCTAATGACTTGGAATTAGCCCTTCGCATTCGTGCGGCGTTTGAAGGACAACAGGCGCTCACCAATCTCGCGACTTCGTTTGTCGATATTAACAAGAAAGTCGAGACGTTGATGCGGGGATTGCAAGCCATTTCCGGGTCAGCCGAAGGAGCCGCCGAAGAGTTTACTTATTTAGAAGAAACCTCCAAGAAGTTTGGTTTGTCGGTTCTCGACTTGGCGGATAACTACGTCAAGTTATCGGCGGCTGCGAAAGAAACCAATCTCGAAGGGGAAGCCACACGCAAAATCTTTGAAGCCACTGCTTCCACGATGGCAGTGTTGGGCGGCGATACGATCACCACCGAACGCGCCTTTCGCGCCTTGGGCCAGATCATGTCCAAGGGACAGGTCTATGCCGAAGAGTTGAAAGGGCAGTTGGCGGAAGCCATTCCTGGTGCCTTGCAGATCATGTCGCGGGGTTTGGGCATCAGTACGAATGAAATGCTGAGGTTAATGGAGGCCGGACAACTCAGCGCCGATGTTTTGTTGCCCTTCGCGACACAGTTGGAGAAAGAGTACGGCAACTTAGCCTCGTCTTCAACTACGTTTGCTCAAGCGATCAATCGGATTACGACCGAGTGGGCGCTGTTGATGAAGCGCGTGGGTGATACCGGCGCGTGGGCCGCCATTACCGAACTCATGAGCCTGATCGGCAGAAACGCCGAAGTGTTGGCTGGAAGCTTGGGGGCCGGTCTTGGTGTGGCCTTCGTGGGCCTGATCAAGGTCATGGGCGGATGGGTCATTGCCGCCAAAGCCACTGTGGTTTCGATGGGCGAACAAACCACGGCACTGGGTAAGTTATCTGCGGCCTTGGGATGGAACGCTTCGGCAAATGAACTGGCTGCCAAGTCAGCAGTGGATCGAGCAAAGGCTGATAATCTGGCTGCGGTAGAAGCGGCCAGGAATGCCGCGATTGCGCAACAACAAGCGTTATTAACCGAAGAGCGCACGGTTCAGGCGATTGCAGGCAAAGAACGCGAAGTCGCAGCAATTCGTGCCAAGCTGGCGGTTGTTTCCGAAGAAAGTCTAGCGAATCAGCGACTCTTGGCTACTCAAGCCGCCAACATTGCTGCTGGTGATCGACAGATTGCCGTCTTGGCGGGTGAGCGTACAGCCAGAGACGCACTGCTCGTCGCGAAGGCCGAAGGAATTGCCGCAGCGAATGCCGAAGTAACCGCTGCATTGAGAGCTTCACAAACGGCTGGCGCGTCGGTTGTGAATAAACAGTTGCAAGTCAAAGCGACTCAACAGTTGGTAACGGCGACTCAAGCAGAAATTGCGGCGATTAATTCTGGAGTGACGCAAACCGAATTATTGAATGCCGCTACAGCAAAACTGTCTGCACAACAATCGATTTTAGCGGAACGGACGTTATTAACGGATGCCGCCGCTACCAAGTATGGATTGTCTCAGCTTCGACTCAATGAAATCCTGAAGAGTCGTAACTTTACGAACTTGCTGACGGCTGAGCAGGAGATGTTGAAAGCCAGCGTAGCGAATACGGCTGCACTGGATGCGAGAAGATTAAAAACCGAAAGTTTACTTATTACCGAGA